ATGATTCAGTCAGCTCCGCTGATGCTGCTGCCAGATCCGGACGCGTTCGTTTCAGTCAAGCTGGCATAACTTTCCCCAGTGGCCCTGTTGGGCCACATTTCTGGAGTATTTCCCATGACAGAAAAAGAAACCCTTATCGCCCGACTGAAAGAGCTGGGCGTAAAGCTTGATCGTGAGGTCAACGTCACAGGCACCATCCAGGAGCTTACGTTACGTATTTCTGAGCTCGAAGAGGAACTCGACGAAGACGGAGAAGAGGGCGCTGAGGTGTCCGTTGCCAGCACTACTGCTGGCAGCACCTCGGGCCAGCCCGGCCCAGAGAACACCTCTGGCTCTATTACCGAGAATCCTGCGTCAAATGAGCCCGGCGAGCTGGTGGCGGTTGAGACACTGGTGACCTTGCACATTGATACACTTCACGCCACACGCAACGAGTCCCTCTCTATTGTTGAGCCTGGTGTCGTTATTCGCGTGACCGACGCGGAGGCTACCGAACTGATTTCTCAGGGGCTGGCCCGGGAAGTCTGAAAGGGGGCCTAATGGCTGATTTCGATAATCTTTTTGATGAAGCGATGGCGCGCGCGGATACCACTATACGTGGAGTGATGGGCGCAGAGGCAAGGATAACCTCTGGATCTTTATCCGGCGTCACGCTCCGCGGGGTCTTTGACGATCCAGAGAACATCGGTTTCGCAGAAGCGGGGATCAGAATTGACGGAACCAGGCCGACGTTTTTTGTGAACTCATCGGATGTAAGCGGGCTGGAACGTCTGGACACGCTGAAGGTAAACGGGCGTGAATTTTGGGTTGATCGCGTGGGCCCGGATGACTGCGGTTCCTGCCATGTATGGCTGGGTAGTGGATCACCTCCCGGCGGAACGCGGCGTCGTTAAGGAGCATTCATGTCGATAAAAGGTCTTGAGCAGGCGATTGCTAACCTGGATAGCCTGGACAGAAATATGGTTCCCAATGCCAGCGCATGGGCTGTGAACCGGGTTGCTGCTAATGGCGTCTCGGTTGCCGTCCGAAGGGTGGCGAAAGAAACGGTAGCCGGTGATAACCGCGTTTCGGGGATACCTGTAAAGCTGGTCAGACAAAGGGTGAGAATCAACAAAGCCTCGGCGTCAGGGCACTCAGCGGCCCGAATTAAGGTTAACCGGGGCAACCTTCCCGCCATCAAACTCGGTGCCGCGCAGGTCAGGGCTACGAACCGAAAAGGCCCGCTGGTTCGAAAAAGTAGCGTGCTGAGAATTGGCCGTTATGTTTTTCGCGACGCCTTTATCCAGCGCCTGGCGAACGGCCGCTGGCACGTCATGAAGCGCATTGCAGGAAAAAGTCGTTATCCCATCGACGTGGTCAAAATCCCATTGTCCGCGCCCCTCACCACTGCTTTCGAAGCAGAGAAGAAACGCATGCTTGAAGAGGAAATGCCAAAACAACTTGGCTATGCCCTCAGGCAACAACTGAGGTTGCATCTGACACGATGAAACACACTCTCATTCGCCAGAAAATTATTGATGTGCTTGAAGAGGCCATCGGGATCGACGTCATGTTTTTTGACGGGCGCCCGGCTGTCATTGAGGAGGAGGATTTTCCTGCCGTCGCGGTCTATCTGACCGATGCGGAGTATACCGGCGAAGAACTTGATGCCGATATGTGGGCGGCAACGTTACATATCGAGGTCTTCCTGTCCTCGCAGGTACCAGATTCCGAACTGGATGAATGGATGGAAAGCAATATCTATCCGGCCCTTGCTGATGTTCCCGGCCTCGAATCACTGTTAACGCTCATGGTTCCACAAGGCTTCGATTACCAGCGCGATGATGCGATGGGGCTGTGGACCTCCGCCGATATGAAATATTCAATCACTTACGAAATGTGAGGAAAACATGCCAACACCAAATCCACTTGCTCCTGTAAAAGGCGCCGGTACGACGCTCTGGCTTTACACCGGAACGGGCAACGCTTTCGCTAACCCACTCTCTGATATCGACTGGAATCGCCTGGCGAAAATCAAAGAACTTACGCCGGGCGAAATGACCGCCGAATCGTATGACGACACTTACCTCGACGACGAGGATGCCGACTGGAACGCGACGGCCCAGGGGGCAAAATCTGCTGGCGATACCTCGTTCACCCTCGCCTGGAAGCCGGGAGAAGAAGGGCAAAAAGACCTGGTCGCATGGTTTATTGATGGCTCAGTACGCTATTACAAAATCAAATACCCGAACGGTACCGTCGACGTTTTCCGCGGCTGGTGCAGCAGCCTGGGTAAAGCCATTCCGGCAAAAGAGGTCATTACCCGTACAGCGAAAATCACCAATACCGGCAAGCCGGAACTGGCAGAAGAAAGCGGGACCCCGAATATCCCCGTGACCGGCGTTACGCTCGATAAAGCCACGGCAAGCGTGGTCGCGGGCGCAACCACAACGCTCAATGTGACGGTTAACCCTGCCAGTGCCTCAGATACCTCGTTCCGCGTGGCAACCTCCGACGGGGCAAAAGCAACGGTCACCGTTAGCGGCAACGCGATCACCGTCACCGGCGTGGCGGCAGGCACCGCTGACGTTATTGTTATGACCAGCGATGGTAATTTCGTAGCGGTCTGCAAAGTCACCGTAACTGCAGCGTAAGGAAGGACGCATGTTTCTGAAAAAAGAGAAGTTCACCTGGCAAACAGAATCCCTGACCATCTTCGAGCTGTCGGCGCTGCAGCGTATTGAGTACATCACGTTTATGGCCGCAGAGGAAAAGGCCGTCAGCGCTGACAGCGACGGCATCAGCGATCAGGAAATGACGGCCAGGCTGATTGGCTCAAATATTCGCTGCGGTGCGCGTTTGATCGCGATGTCTTTGTGGCATAACGATCCGGCTGGCACGGATGTGGAAACGCTTTATCAGCAGGTGCTTAGCGGCTGGCCGCCGGAGGCGATCGGTAAAGCAGAAATGGAAATAAAGCTGCTCTCCGGCATGCTCGTTCCGGTTGATGATGACAACGTTGCCGATCCGGATGCCTCCGCGGAGGCGGAAAGCGCTGAACCCGTTACGGCGGAAAAGCCCTTGCCAGCGAGCTGAAGTTTGTCCTGAATCTGGCGCGCGAGTTCGGGCGACCCGACTGGCGCGCCATGCTGGCTGGAATGACTTCCAGTGAGCTGGGCGACTGGCACCAGTTCTACCGGGAGCATTATTTTCAGGACGCGCAGCTCGATGCGCATTTCTCAGAGCTGCTTTATTCCATCTCCACTCTTTTCTTCCGCGACCCGGAACTTACCCCCGCACATTTCAGCCTGCTTTCTCCTTCGGATGTCGTCGTCAGCGATGACGAGCCGGATGATGACACGCTGATGACCGCCGCTGAGGGGATCACAGGAGGTATCCGATATGGCCCAGCAGATTAGCGATCTGGTTATTAAGCTGGATGTTGACCGCGCAACCTTCAGCGAGCAGGTCGCCCGAATCAAAGGGCAACTGACAGGAATGGCGGATGAGTCTGATAAAGTTCAGGCGCGAATGCAGCGTGCTGCGGACCGTCAGAGCGCTGCACTAAAGAGTGTGGGCGACGCCGGCGCGGCTGCCGCCGCAGACATGAAAGCCCGTCAGTCGGCCGCAACGGAAGGGCTGACCAAAGACTGGCAGAACGTTTCAAAGTCCGTTGATGAAACTCACCGCCGCGTGACCGAGCTTAATCAGCGCATGCGTGAGAATGACGGGCAGGCCGCAGCGCTTGCCCGTCGACAGGATGAACTGGCGGCATCATTTTTCCGCCAGATTGACGGCGTTCGCCAGCTCAATGGTGAGACACAGTCGCTTGCGAACGTGCAGGCGCGCTTTCGCGCAGCCAGGGCACAGGGCAACATAACCCAGCAGGATTATCTCGCCCTTATTTCCCGCACCACGGCCCGGCAAAAAGAACTGCAGATCGTGGAGGAAAAATCGGCCGCAGCGCGCACGCGATTCCTCAGCCAGCTGAAGCAACAGGTTGCAGAGCAAAAGCTCTCCGGTACCGAGCTGCTGCGCATGAAAGCAGCGCAGGTCGGTGCCAGCGATGCAGCTGAGGTCTATATCCGCAAACTTGAAGCTGCCAAAGTGGCCACGCACGGTCTGGGGCTGCAAAGTGCTGCTGCCCGGCAGGAGCTGGGGGTACTTATCGGCGAGGTCATGCGCGGTAACTTCGGTGCGCTGCGCGGCTCCGGGATCACGCTGGCAAACCGGGCAGGATGGATAGACCAGCTGCTGTCGCTGCGCGGGCTTGGGATCGCCGGCATGGTTGGTGGGATTGCCGCGGCGGTATTCGGGCTGGGTAAGGCCTGGTATGACGGCAGCAAAGAGTCTGAGGAATTTAACAGGCAGCTGATCCTGACCGGGAACTACGCGGGGAAAACGTCAGGGCAACTTCAGGCGCTGGCGCGCTCGCTGGCCGGTAATGGCATCACGCAGCATGCCGCTGCAGGCGTGCTGGCGCAGGTTGTTGGAAGCGGCGCGTTCAGCGGTAATGACGTCAGCATGGTCAGCAATGTTGCCGCCAGGCTGCAGCAGGCTACCGGACAGGCCGTCGACGAAACCATAAATCAGTTTAAACGCCTGAAGGATGATCCGGTTAACGCGGTCGCGACGCTCAACGATTCCCTTCACTTTCTGACAGCCACACAGTATGAACAGATAGCTTCTGCTCAGGCGCTGGGGGATTCTCAGAAGGCCGCCGGGCTGGCCATGCGGGCATATTCCGACGCGGTCATTCAGCGCGCCGGTGCGGTCGAGGATAATCTCGGATCCCTCGAAAAAGCCTGGAACTGGGTGAAGAATGCTGCCTCCGGTGCGTGGGATGCGATGCTGGGCGTCGGGCGAAATCCTGACACCGCGATGAAGCGCCAGGACTCTTTTGCTGAATGGCAGGCAGCAGAGAAAGAGTACCGCGCGCTGTCCAGCAATCTTAAGGTCGACCCTGATTATGCCGGTAACAACGTTCTGCAGAAAGCTGATGCGGAAAGGTTGAGAAACGCGCGCCAGCAGGTGGAGCTGAAAAAGCAGGCTTACGATCTTGCCGATCAGCAATACGCCCAGGAAGGGCTGGCAGCCGCGCGGGAAAAAATGCGGACGGACCAGCAGGCTCAGGCAATCCGCAGCCAGCAGCAGTTTAATCAGCTGGTGGAGTCCGGCGCGACGGCGGCAGAAAAGCGGGCTTCAGCAGAGAAAAAGCTCAGCCAGCTTATTGAGAAAAACCGCCAGGATGCGAAAGACGGTGTCGCCACGCTGTGGACTGAAAAGGACATTGCCGCGGCCCGCGCCGGGATTGAAAAGCAGTGGAAGGATCCAAAAACGCCGAAAGGCAAAAGCTACTCAACGCCCGCCGGGGACAAAGCCGAGGAAAAGGCGCAGGCCGAACTTCTCACCCTTCAGGCCCAGCTTAAAACGCTCGAGCAGCATACCAGCGTAAACGACGTCATAAGCAAACAGCGTCAGGACCTCTGGCAAACTGAAAATCAGTTCACCGTTCTGCAGGAGGCTGCTGGTCGTCGTCAGCTTACGGCGCAGGAAAAATCCCTGCTGGCGCACAAGGAAGAAACGCTCGAGTACAAGCGGCAGCTGGCCGACCTGGGCGATAAGGTTGCCAGTCAGCAAAAGCTCAACCAGCTGGCCGATCAGGCCGTGAAGTTTGAGCAGCAGCAAAAAGCCGCCAGGGCGGGCCTGCAGGCTCAGTCTGAGGGGGTATCCACCCGCGAGGCCGGACGACAATCCACCCTGCAGCGTCTCAGTGAGAGCTATTCCTACAATCCTCAGGCACAGCAAAAGGTTCTCGAAGAGCAAAGGGCAACGTTTGAGGCAGAAGATGCCCTGCGCGCAAACTGGCTTGCCGGTGCTAAGCAGGGCTGGGCTGAGTATCAGGATTCAGCGACAAACGTCTTCAGCTCGGTACAGCAGATTTCGCAGGCAACGTTCAGCGGGCTGGCTGGCCAGCTTACCAGCCTGACAACAACCGGGAAGGCGAGCTTCAGGGACTTCACGACGTCGATCCTCAAAATGATTGTCTCCGTTATCAACCAGCTGCTGGTGGCCTACACCATCCAGAGCGCGATGGGCTGGGTGAGTGGCGGTACCAATACAGCATCTGCAGGTCAGTCATTTTCGGTGCCATCTTTCCGCCCTACGGGCTTTGACGCAGGCGGCTTTACCGGGCACGGCGGCAAGTACGAGCCAGCCGGTATCGTTCACCGCGGGGAGTTCGTCTTCACCAAAGAGTCAACCAGCCGCATCGGCGTGGCCAATCTTTATCGGCTGATGCGCGGGTATGCCTCCGGTGGTCTGGTCGGCGGCGGGAGCGCAGCAGCTTCTGGCATCGGTGGGGTTAGCGTTTACGCACCCGTTTCAGTGACTACAGCTCAGCCTAACGATACGAAGCAGCAACAGAGTGGTGATGGAGCACTTGCTCAGGCTTATCAGAAAGTGGTTGATCGTTCGGTCCGCGAAGGCATCGCGCGCGAAATAAGGCCCGGGGGAATTATCTGGAATGCCACTAAACAGAGGTAAATGATGGCCATAGAGCATTTTGCATGGAAGATTCAGGCAGCAAGCCAGCCCACTCTGAGCAGCAAAGATACAGTCAGAACGGCGCAGTTCGGTGATGGGTACAAGCAGGTATGTGGTTCTGGCCTGAACGATGAGGTTCTAAATTATGCCTTTTCTTTTACTGGCGATCCGGTAATAGCCAGGGAGATTCATTCATTCCTGCGGAGGCATAAAACCAAGTCTTTCACATTCACTCCACCTGGTGGTGATCTAGCCCTCTGGCGTGTTGAGGCTGACAGCCTTAAGCGAGTCACCCTGAATAAAAAAGTGGAAACCGTAACCGCAACGTTTGAACAGGCATTTGCACCATGAGCCTTCATGCTGATTATCAAAAACTCGAGCCGGGCAATACTGTCCGGCTTTTTACTGTCGATGGCACTGCCTTCGGTATGTCAGATGTACTTTGCTTCCATGCGCATAATATCGCGCATACACCAGAAGAGATTGATGCTGCTGGTGGGGATGAAAGCAAACTTCCTGCAAAATCCATCTGGTGGCAGGGGCAGGAATATAAAGCGTGGCCCTGCCAGATTGAGGGGATTGAGGCTTCCACCAGTGGGGGTAGCGCGCAGCCCAAATTATCGGTTGCTAACCTCGACAGCTCTGTCACGGCACTCTGTCTTGCCTATGATGATCTGCTGCAGGCGAAGGTCACAATCCACGATACGTTGGCCAGCTACCTTGATGCGCGAAATTTTCCAGACGGGAACCCAGCGGCAGACCCTACGCAGGAAAAGGTGAAAGTATTTTACATCGATGCCAAAAGCGCAGAGACAAACGAGGCCGTGGAATTCACACTTTCAAGTCCGATGGACCTGCAGGGACTGATGATTCCGACGCGTCAGCTGCATTCGCTCTGTACCTGGTGCATCCGGAATAAGTATCGCACCGGCGACGGCTGCGACTATGCCGGGACCAACTATTTCGACAAAAACAATAACCCGGTCAGCGATCCGTCCCTGGATGAATGCAGCGGCACTCTGACGGCCTGCAAACTTCGGTTCGGCGAAAATAACGAACTCTCGTTTGGTGGCTTCCCTGGGACGTCTTTGATCAGGAGCTAATATGCGTCAGAAAACCATTGATGCCATTATGGCGCATGCTGCAGCTGAATATCCTCGTGAGTGCTGTGGCGTCGTGGCGCAGAAAAGCCGCGTTGAACGTTATTTTCCGTGCCGTAATCTTGCAGCGGCGCCAGAGGACAATTTTGTGCTTTGTCCGGAAGATTACGCAGCAGCTGAAGACTGGGGAACTGTGATCGCCATCGCTCACAGTCACCCTGATGCCACGACGCAACCAAGCGAACTGGATAAAGCGCAATGCGATGCAACGCTTTTACCCTGGCACATCGTGAGCTGGCCGGAGGGGGATTTACGTACCATCCAGCCGCGCGGAGAACTGCCGCTGCTGGAGCGTCCGTTTGTGCTTGGTCACTTTGACTGCTGGGGTCTGGTCATGAGCTATTTCCGCCAAAACCACGGCATTGAGTTGCACGATTACCGGGTAGATTACCCATGGTGGGAAAACAATTATCCGGACAACTTTTATCAGGATTGCTGGTACGAGTGCGGCTTCCGGGAATTCGACGGACCGCCGAGGCCTGGCGATATGGTGATCATGCAGGTCCAGGCCGATAAGTGGAATCATGCGGGGATCCTGCTTAAGGACAATATGCTATTGCATCATCTGTACGGCCATCTGAGCCAGCGTGTGCCGTACGGCGGTTACTGGCAGGAAAGAACAGTTAAGTTATTGCGTTATAAAGATTTATTTCTGTATTAAATTTATGTCATCAAAAATCATTCTTATATTGCAGCCAAATTGAATGGTGTTAAGATATTTCCGATTGTAATTAAGGGAAATAAATGATGAAGAAAATAGTCCTGATAGTTTTAACTACCATGATTTTATCTGGTTGCGCGGTTCGAAAGGAAATGGTCCCTATGGGGGGAAGCAAGGCCGATGGTACTGTGAGAATGGGTTATACAGTCGGTCAATTTGAAAAGCCTGTTGTTGACCTTAATCAAGCCGCATCTTTAGCCGCCCAAAAATGTAAAACTTGGGGATATGAAGGTGCAGAACCTTTTGGCGGACAAACTAGCCAGTGTGGACAGATGGATGGTTTTGGGAGTTGTATTATGTCCAACGTATCTGTCGAATATCAGTGTACCGGCGGTAAAGCTGCACAAAATTGATATTTAAACCGCTTCGGCGGTTTTTTTATGTGTGGAAATTGTATGAAAGAGGTTATGAGTCGAATTGAACTTGGCGGAGTTCTTGGTAAAACGTTTGGAAAAGTTCACCATCGCCTGATTTCCCGTGTGAGCGAGGCTGGTGTTGCACTCGCGAAGACCATTCCCGGATTTGAGCAGTTTATGATTTCCAGCCAGCGTCGCGGGCTTACATACTCTGTATTTAAGGGTAAAAGAAACATTGGTGAGGATGATCTTGGCTTTCCGGTTACCGGTGAGGTTATCCGCATCGTTCCGGTAATCATTGGTAGTAAAAAAGCGGGGGTATTACAAACAATCCTTGGCGCAGTGCTGGTCGTTGTCGGGGTGGCTGTCGGCTATTTTTCAGCAGGTACGTTATCTGCAGCCGGGTATGGTGTCGCACAATTTGGTGCGGCGATGATGGTCGGCGGGGTTGTGCAAATGCTTTCTCCTCAGCCAACCGGGCTGGCCAGCAAACAGAGTGCAGATAACCGCGCATCATACGCTTTCGGTGGCGTGACAAACACCGCGGCTCAGGGTTACCCGGTACCACTTCTCTACGGTCGCAGGCGAATCGGCGGAGCGATTATTTCTGCCGGAATTTATGTTGAAGATCAGCAGTAGATAACAAACCTTTTTTCAGGCCGCCTTCGGGTGGCTTTTTTTATGGGCGCAATATGGGTACAGAAAAAGTGTTGAAGGGCCGCAAGGGCGGAAGCTCCAGTTCCCGCACTCCTACCGAACAGCCAGATGATCTGCAATCTGTTGCGAAGGCTAAAATCCTCGTTGCGCTTGGGGAAGGGGAGTTTGCAGGGCTGCTAACCGGCAAAGATATTTACCTGGACGGAACGGCGCTGGAGAACGCCGACGGCTTACAAAACTTCAGCGGCGTGACGTGGGAGTTTCGCGCGGGAACGCAGGCGCAAAATTACATTCAGGGTATTCCCGGTACCGAAAACGAAATCAGCATGGGTACTGAAATTTCCAGTGTTACCGCATGGACACGCACTTTCACTAACACCAAGCTCTCGGCAGTACGCCTGCGTCTGAAATGGCCGTCTCTGTTTAAACAGGAAGATGACGGGGATTTGGTCGGCTATTCGATCAACTATGCTATCGACCTGCAGACGGACGGTGGAACATGGCAGACGGTACTCAATACCTGCGTGACCGGGAAAACAACCTCTGGTTACGAGCGTAGCCACCGAATTGATTTACCTCAGGCTGGCAGTACCTGGACTATCAGACTGCGTAAGGTTACAGCCGATGCTAACAGCGCGAAGATTGGCGACACGATGACACTGCAGAGCTTCACTGAGGTGATCGACGCCAAGTTGCGCTATCCGAACACCGCGCTGCTGTACATTGAATTCGACTCCAGCCAGTTTAACGGCTCAATCCCGCAGATCTCCTGTGAGCCCCGCGGACGTGTTATCCGTGTTCCTGATACTTATGACCCTGAAACCCGAACCTATAGCAGTACATGGACCGGGGCGTTTAAATGGGCATGGACGGATAACCCGGCGTGGATTTTTTACGATCTGGTGGTTACCGATCGTTTCGGCCTAGGTAACCGGCTTACTGCGGCTAACATCGATAAATGGACGTTGTATCAGGTGGCTCAGTATTGCGATCAGCAGGTACCGGACGGCAAAGGCGGAAGCGGTACTGAACCACGGTATACCTGCAACGTCTATATCCAGGACCGTAACGACGCTTACACTGTGTTGCGTGATTTTGCCGCTATCTTCCGCGGCATGACTTACTGGGGCGGGGATCAGATCGTTGCCCTGGCTGACATGCCACGTGATGTTGATTACAGCTATACGCGCGCGAACGTTATTGACGGTCGCTTCACCTATTCGGGCAGCACCACTAAAACCCGATACACCACAGCGCTGGTATCCTGGTCCGATCCGGATAACGCCTACGCTGACGCGATGGAGCCCGTATTTGAGCAGGCGCTGGTGGCACGTTACGGCTTTAATCAACTGGAGATGACGGCTATCGGATGCACCCGGCAATCAGAAGCAAACAGAAAAGGCCGCTGGGGCATCCTCACCAACAATAAAGACCGTGTTGTTTCGTTCGATGTCGGCCTGGATGGAAACATACCACAGCCGGGCTACATCATCGCCGTGGCTGACGAACTGCTTTCCGGAAAGGTTATGGGAGGCCGCATCAGCGCCGTTAACGGTCGCGTTATCAAACTTGACCGCGTGGCAGATGCGGCAGCAGGTGATCGCCTTATTCTCAACCTACCTTCCGGAGCGTCGCAGAGCAGGACCATTCAGGCTGTGAACGGCCAATCAGTCACAGTCACTACTGCATACAGTGAGACCCCACAGACCGAAGCTGTTTGGGTGGTTGAATCTGACGAGCTTTACGCGCAGCAGTATCGTGTTGTCAGCGTTTCAGATAACGATAATGGCACTTTCTCGATTACCGCCGCATGGCACGACCCGGATAAATATGACCGTATTGATACCGGAGCCATCATTGACCAGCGGCCGGTGAGTGTGATCCCGCCGGGTAACCAGTCGCCGCCTTCGAACATCGTGATCAGCTCGTTTTCCGTGGTGCAGCAAAATATCAGCGTTGAGACCATGCGCGTGAGCTGGGACCAGGCGCAGAACGCTATCGCCTATGAAGCGCAATGGCGCCGCAATGACGGGAACTGGGTTAACGTGCCGCGCAGCTCCACCACGTCATTCGACGTCCCGGGGATTTACGCCGGACGCTATCTGGTGCGCGTGCGTGCTATCAATGCCGCTGAAATTTCCTCAGGATGGGGATATTCGGAAGAGAAGACACTGACGGGCAAAGTAGGAAACCCACCTAAGCCAGTAGGATTCACGGCCACGGGTATTAACTGGGGCATTCTTCTTAACTGGGGCTTCCCGGCAAACACTGGCGATACGCTAAAAACGGAAATTCAGTATACCGCCAACAGTGACTTTTCGGATCCACTCCTGCTCTCAGACGTGCCTTATCCATCTGCGGAATACACCCAGCTCGGCCTTAAAGCCGGGCAGGAATTCTGGTACCGCGCGCAGTTGGTCGACAGAACAGGTAACGAGTCCGGATATACCGACTGGGTAAGGGGTATGTCAAACGATAACGCCGATGATTATCTGGGGGATATAGCAGACGATTTTCTTACCTCTGCTGATGGGGAGCGCCTCACTGGAGACATCGATACCAACATTGAGGGAATTCTGCAGAACGCCCTGGCGAACCACGGAACAGTTGAGCATCAGTGGGCGCAATACGGGGAAGTGCGTGCCGATATTCTGGTTGTAAAAACGACTATTGCTGAAGTTGATAAGGCAATGGCTGAAATGTCCACCCAGGTGCAGGCGCAGTTTAACGATGTGACGGCAGCTCTTGAAGACAAGCTGACTGCAGTCGTTGACGCCACCGGCGCATCAGCCATTTATACGCTGAAAACGGGGGTCAGGATTAATGGCGTAATGTACAACGCAGGGATGTCGATTGCCGTTCTGGCGGAGGCAGGGAAACCGGTAATAACCAGGGTTGGCTTTAACGCTAATCAGTTCGTTCTGATGAGCGGCAGCGGTGACAGTCAGTATTCACCCTTCGCGGTAGTTAATGGTCAGGTCTTTATCAGCTCAGGTTTTATTCAGGATGGCACGATCACGAATGCCAAGATTGGCAATGTCATTCAGTCGAATAATTACAGTGCGGGCACAGCAGGCTGGACTATCAACAAGAATGGTTCTGCTGAATTCAATAATGTGACGGTTCGTGGCGGGGTTTATGCCCAAAATGGTCAGTTTGGATTTACCAACTCAACTGGAGGCGTCACGATCAATAACAACGGTGTCACTGTCAGTTTGTCGAACGGCGGGCGCATTGTTCTGGGAGAATTTTGATGGCCAGGGGGCTTTATATTGATTTGAATGACGGGCGTCCCGCAATGACCATCACTGCCGGAATGAAATGTCCGTCGTATGGCGGGGAGGCGGTAGAGGCATGGGGCCAGCAGACCATGACTGTTCAGGGCTTTGTTGCCGGGGCGACCCCATTTTTCATTCCATCAAACTCGGTTGTGAATGTGACTCGCTCGCCGAATCTGATCACAACGATTATGGTTCTTGACGGTATAACCAATAACGGCAACGGAACCCTGACTCAGAGAGTCTGGTCATCAGATGGTTGGGGGAAAGATAAAACATTTCCCGGCACAGTCTGGCAGATTTTACCGGCAGGGCAGAGTGGAAACCGTGGTTTGCTCATTGAGGACTCGACAGACTTTATTGCGATCACTGATGTCAGCCGCGTTGCTTCCTGTGTTTTCAGTGGGACGGTCAATGTAAATGGTACTTACACGCTTCCGGCCAAAGGGCTCGTTTTTGCACGCTGGAATGACAGCGCAGCTACGCTTGAATGTGATGGCAATAATATTTACTCCCGGCAGGATTATACGGGCTATGACGATATTGTCCGTTCTGTAAATGTCGATATTGCAATTTTTGCGGTTCAGGCACCTGTACCGGGGAGAGGATTAAATTTCATCAACGCTGCTGGCCAGTGCACTTTCTCCACTACCCGCCGTCCATTTATATTCCGCAATCAGTTTTATTCACCGGGCAATAGCTGGGTCGATATTGGCAACAGCATGATTGCGCTTGGCTCCTATGGTTTCATCTCTTCAACAGCCAGCGGGTGGTGCAACATGCGATCCAAGGGACTGGTGATGAGCGGGAACTCGGTAAAATGTGGAAATGGCCGTGTCCGTTCCCGATGGACAGACAAATATTCTGTGACCGGCGAGAGATATACCGGAATGAGTATTCCCATCATCCCCGCAATGTATTGATACAACCCCACCCAAAAGCCCCGCATTGACGGGGTTTTTTATTTTCTGAATTAAGGAATCCTATATGTCGGCAGGAACAATAACTCTGACAAATGGTTCCGCTATTGTTGGCGGTTCCGGAACCTCATTCGCAACAGAACTCACCGCAGGTGACTTTATTGTCTCAACTGTGGGCGGTGTGCCCTATACGCTGCCAGTGAAAACGGTAGACAGTGGCACGCAGCTCACGCTTGTCAGTAACTTCACCGGGCCAACGCAATCTGGTGCGGCCTGGTCAGCAGTCCCGCGTGTGGCCTTGAATATGGTCACAGCAGCGCTGGTTGCTCAGAGTGCAGAAGCGCTGCGTGGACTGAATTACGACAAACAGAACTGGCAACGCATTTTTACTGGAAAAGGAGATGTACCGGTAATTCTGCCGGATGGAACGACATGGACGGGCCCAGCCTGGAATAGTATTACCACATCGCTCTCAGGCAAGGCGACAAAAGGTGCAAACAATGACATTACCTCGCTCAACGGACTTACTACAGCGCTGTCTGTAGCGCAGGGGGGTACCGGTTCGACAACCGCTTCAGGCGCTCGCACAAATCTCGGTTTGGGCGACAGCGCCACCAAGAACGTCGGAACAGCTGCGGGAACGGTGGCCGCTGGTAACGATTCACGATTAAATACCGTCGATCAGAAAGCGGGTGGGAAAATCACGAGCCCAATTACAGTTCAGCCCGGGGTAGGTGGTAATCCCGGATTTGCCATCAGTTCAGGAGATAATGGTGGCGGTGCATTGATGAATAACGGAATCAGCCTAATCGTTGCCAGTGGGTATAACCCAAATACAGGGAATTATGTCAACATCCTCAGAGGAACTTGGTATACAGGGGAATGGACATTCGGTGGTGCTCGTGGCGGTGGTGCAAATTTTGAAAACGTGACATTGGGCCTGAAAGGGTCTGATCAGGAAGGAATGGTAGCATGGGTATTCCATTCCAATGGTGCTGCGACAGGCAATTGGGTAACTTCTTCCGATGAGCGTATTAAAGAAAATATAACGGTAATAGCTGATCCGCTTATGAAAATGCAGCAACTTCGAGGCGTCGAATGGGACCGCCTCGATATTCCTTCGCACGGGTATGGATTCATAGCTCAGGAAGTTGAAAAGGTTTTTCCTAAAGCAGTGAAATCATATGGAAAAACAACCTTACGAGACGGCTCAGAAATTGAGGATGTAAAATCTGTTGATACGGTCGGAGTGGCCGCGGCCCTTCACCATGAAGCAATCCTTGCTCTGATGGATGAAGTTAGTGACATCAAAAGGTTGATCAAAAAACTGAGTGTAGGGGGGCTGGATTAAAACTATTCAATTGGAGCATGAATCGAATAATTCACAAACGTTATAATTCGGAACGAGAGAGAAACTTAAAAACGAAACGGCGTAGCTCTATGCAGTGATGTCCAGATTGCGTCTCGGCAATTTAGGACTCAACATAAGGTTGCGAATTAAAATGGGCTTGAATCATTGATCTAGGTCAATTCATGATCTTGTGTTTTGTAATTTTTTGTATCGAGAGTAATGTTTTGAAATGACCTTCATATGAAAGCTCTTGTTTAGTATAGTCTTACCCTCCCTTTTAGGGCGTCATCCATTATTTGTGAGGTCTACGGCATTGCTAATACATTGAATCGATTGCGATTTATTATGGCTGCGCGCGACAGTAGTCATGAAATATATGAAATGACGCTAAAATTGGAGTGGCAGGAACGATTTCATAACAAATCATTTAGTTCGTGATTTTATATTTGCTTCTTGTCTGATTGAGTATTTATTTTGCTTACCGAGTATGAAACAACAGTATCGAAAGATATCTGTTCTCAATAATTTAATTGAAGAGACCGACATGAAATATAGCAATCCTGCTAGTTTTATCTGTCATCCTAGCCGATTGACGAAGATAGCTACGTTGGTGGTGCTGTGTCTGACCAGATCAAATGTCGTTGATGCGGCCACTATTGATCCGGATACCACTACCACAGTAGATGGTACAGGTTCACTCCCTGAGTGGAGTATGACTGACCCGTTATACATCAATGGCACATTGAGAATTATTAACGGCGGTTCAGTCGTGAACACGAGAACAGCCTCTAATGCCTATGACTACATCGGATACTCTGCGGGCTCAATTGGTACTGTGGAGGTTATTGGTGCAGGCTCGAGTTGGAGCAACGGCAACGGTATCTATGTCGGTTACAATGGTGATGGTCATCTTGCTATCAGTGAGGGTGCAACGGTCAGCAACACCGGTACTACCGCCTATAACTATATCGCAAACTCTGTGGGCACAACTGGTACGGTGACGATTACTGGTGCAGGTTCCAGCTGGAATGGTGTTGGGTCTCTTTATGTTGGTGCTAAGGGGAATGGCAGTTTTACTCTCAGTGAGGGGGCCACGGCCAGCGGTTTCGGCAGCACCTATATTGGATACAGTTCCGGTTCAACCGGTACGGCTGAATTCACTGGTACAGGTTCTGACTGGAACGGTGCATATCTCTATGTTGGTTATCTCGGAGAAGGTCATCTGACTATCAGAGATGGAGCCACAGCCAGCAACACTATCAGCTACATCGGAAACTCTGCAGGATCGAACGGGGCCGTGACGGTTACTGGAGCAGGATCTCGATGGAATAGTACTTCGACTTTTAGTATTGGTGAATCCGGGGAAGGCCACCTGACCATCAGCGATGGCGCCACAATCACCACTAGTGGAGGCACTATCGGAAACAAGGTGGACTCGACCGGCACTGTGGAGGTTACCGGTAGGGGTTCCACCTGGGAATTATCATCTCTGCATGTGGGCTCTGGTGGAGAAGGCCGCCTTACTGTTAGTGACGGTGCAACTGTCACCAGCAACTCTACTGGCGCCGTTGGATATAATACTGGTTCAATCGGTACGGCAGAAGTCACTGGTGCGGGTTCCGGATGGAACTCCTCTTATATCTATGTTGGTCACAGCGGAGAAGGGCATCTGACCGTCAGTAATGGCGCTACTGTCAGCAACTCTTTCAGCTATATCGGACATAATGCTGGCTCAATCGGTGCGGTAGAAGTTACTGGTGCGAATTCCGGGTGGAGCAGCACCAGTAATTTAACTGTTGGCTTTAATGGTGAAGGCAGTCTGAGCATTAATAATGGTGCCACAGTCAGTACTGATTCCCTTGATGTTGGTTACAGCGGGAAAGGCAGTCTGGCCATCAGTAATGATGCCTTGATCAGTACTCCGAGGGATGTCACTGTCGCCCGTAATACCGGCTCTGTTGGCGAACTGGCTGTTGGTGCCCTGGACGGTAATGCAGCGGTTGCTGCCGGGAACATTGACGCACGGAAGATTATTTTCGGAGCCGGAACTGGTGTGCTGACGCTAAATCACACCAGTACTGACTTTGAGCTGGACGCTGCTATCAGTGGTTCCGGCACGGTGAACGCCTTAAGCGGCATATCAGCGTTGACCGGCAATAATTCTGCTTTCCAGGGTGATGTTAATATTGATTCACCCGCCACTCTGCTCATTTCAGCACAGAACAATATTGGCACAAACGATGTCACTATGACTGGTGGTACGCTTGCGATTGATGCCACGCAGAACTGGCAGTTTATCAACATACTGAACGGTTACGGCACGCTTGAGGTTGACACCACCGGTAACCAGTTTGATTTTGTCTCCGCTTCCTTAACTGACAACTTCAGTGGCGTTCTGGCCTTGAAGGACACCCTGTTTTCGCTAGCCGGAACGAATATGGATGCGCTGAGTAACACCCTGCTTAAGCTCGGCAGCGGCAGCGTGGCAAGCGTGGGAGACGGGCAACAGACCATTAACGGACTAACTTTTGACGGCGGTATGCTGGTCATGGGGGCCGTCACGCCGGGACAGACCACCGCGGAGAATTCAATACATACGACCGGACAGCTGGATATCTCCGGCAGCGGTACTGTTCAGATCACCACCGCCGGTTCCGTGAGCAATGACACGCCAATACCGGATACATCCGTCCCCCTGCTGGCGCAGGATGAAGGCAATATTCTGGTACAACTGGTCTCCACTGAAGGCAGCGTCACCGGCAGCGGTGGTAACCTGACGCTGACCGATCAGAACGGCGGTGCCATCAGTAATGGTGGTGCAACAGCATATATTCTTCAGAATGGTAATACCGTAGCGCAGGGCACCTGGGACTACCGTCTGACCGGCGGCGATGGTCATGACGGACTTTATATTAACTACGGTCTGACGCAGGTGGAACTGCTGGGTCAGGGCAGCGATGCGCTGCTGCTTAACAGTGAGGGTCGTACCGGCAACGCCGCAGACTTGAGTGCAGTGCTTATCGGCAACGGAGATCTGGCGATTGACACCGGCACGGGGAATACGGTGTCTTTGTCGAATCTGGAGAATAATTACACTGGTACCACAGATATCCGCAGCGGCACTCTGCTAATGCAGAATGACGGCGTTCTGGGAGCCACATCGCTTTTGCAGATGTCACAGGGTACCGTCCTTGAGATGAATGGTCACCACCAGACTGTGGGCAGCGTGAGCATTGAGGAGGATGCGCAAGTGAACCTCGACGGCGGTCATCTGGAGATTACTCATGGTGGCAGTATCACCGGGGAACTGACCGGGAACGGCAGTCTGACCCTGATCGATGGCGTCCTTAATGTGGAAGGTGCGAACCACACACTGGATGCCGGCATCACGGTAGCGCAAGACGCCACGGCAGACCTGAATGATGTGCAGGGCCTGGGTGGCGGTGCGATGGTCCTGGCTGGTCGGGTGAATCTGAATGGGGCTGAAGGCGTGTTCAAGAATAGCCTGAGTGGTAGCGGTTCGCTGGCACTCAGCGCCAGTCAGGTACAGCTGGCGAGTGATAATACGGGCTTCAGCGGTAGCTTCGATGTGGATGGTAATAGCAGCCTGATGGTAACGGCAGCAGATCAGCCCGGTGAGGCGACCATTAAAAACGCCGGTCGGGTGATACTTTCCGCAGATGATAGCTGGCAGATAAACAACCGCATCACCGGTGCTGGTAGCATCGAGAAATACGGTAGTGGTTGGGTGACGCTGGGTACGGATAGCGTGGCGTATACCGGCGCTACGGATATTTTCGGCGGTGCCCTAGTCTTCGGCGAACAGGGGAATACAGTTTCACTGGCCTCATCGCAAGTGACTGTCCATGACGCGGGGTTACTGGCGGGCAACGGTATTATTGCCGGGAATGTGAATAACCAGGGTGTCTTGCAAGTAGGTACGCCGGTGATGGAAGGCTCCTCGCAGACGACAGCGATGAACACCCTTTCCACAACCACGCAGGCCAACCTTACCATTAACGGCGACTTGGTGAACAAAGGCTTAGTACGAATAAGTGGGACAGGCAGTGACAGCCAGCCGGGTAACAGTCTGACCGTGAATGGTGATTACGTGGGTGACAACGGACACCTGGCGTTCAGTAGTGTGCTGGGAGACGATACCTCTCTGACAGATCGTATGACAGTGAACGGTGATACCAGAGGAACAACCTACGTCAGCGTCAGTAACGCTGGCGGTAATGGTGCACAAACGCTGGAAGGTATAGAGATTATCCATGTTAATGGTACTTCTGACGGTGATTTTGTTCAGAGTGGGCGTATTGTGGCCGGAGCTTATGATTACAACCTCTTACGCGGTAATGATCAGAACTCTGGTAACTGGTATCTGAGTAGTCAGACTGAAGAGACCGAGCCGGAAGCACAACTCCGTCCCGAGTCGGGAAGCTATCTTGCCAATAGCCGGGCGGCGAACACGCTGTTCATGACCCGCCTGGATGACCGTCCGGGAGAGACCCGGTACACGGACGCGCTGACCGGTGAGCAGAGAGTCACCAGCCTGTGGTTGCGTAACGTAGGCGGACACACCCGTTCCCGTGACGATTCCGGGCAACTGAAAACGCAGGCAAATCGCTATGTCATGCAGCTCGGCGCTGACCTGGTGCAGTGGAACACCAACGACACTGACCGCTGGCACCTTGGCGTCATGGGGGGCTATGCGCGCAGTCAGAGCCGGACCGTGTCGGACCTGACGGGATACCGCTCCCGCGGACTGGTCAGTGGATATAGCGCGGGTTTGTACGGCACTTGGTATGCCAATGATGAGGATAAAACCGGTCTGTATGTAGACACCTGGGCGCTTTATAACTGGTTTGACAACACAGTGTCGGGTCAGGAGCAGGCAACGGAAAAATATAAATCTTCCGGCGTGACAGCCTCAGTGGAAACGGGTTACAGCATTAAGCTGGGTGAGAGCGGCCGTAACAGTTACTGGCTGCAGCCGCAGGCGCAGGCGGTGTGGATGGACATACAGGCAGACGACCACCAGGAGAAGAACGGTACGCGCGTAACGGATGATGGTCGCGGGAACCTCCAAACCCGGTTGGGTATGAAGGCCTACATCAGCGGTCATAATGCCATTGATGACGGTAAAGACCGTGAATTCCGGTCCTTTGTTGAAGCGAATTGGCTGCACAATACCCGTGATGCCCGGGTAAGGATGGATGATGTTAGCAACAGCCTGAGCGGCACTAAAAACGCAGGGGAGGTGAAGCTGGGAGTGGAAGGCCAGATAACTCCACGTTTTGCGGTGTGGGGCAATGTGGCGCAGCAGGTGGGTGATAATGGGTACAGCGACACTCAGGGAGGGCTGGGTGTCAGATACAACTGGTAATGCCTTGAACCGGGGCGGGAATTACTAAATTCGATTCCCGGTCTGTTATGTCGGGAATCAGCTTCAAATCTCCGCCAGGGAAGGTTTGAAAAAGAAGCAGCAGATTAAAATGGAAAAGGATTTCTGTCGTGCATGATATTACTTTGCTAACAAACGATAATTATTATTACCTCGGATTTGAAAGCCTGACTAGAAAAAAACACAGATCGGGTAAAACTGATCTCGTTATTTTGGATGACGGCGTACAGTTTCTCTATTTCCTCTCCATTAAAGAGAGGGGTAAAGAATTTCCTATAACAAAAGTATCTGCCGGATATTTTATCACCCGGCTGAAAATGACGATTCCTAGAAACACAACACCGGATTACTTAAAGTATGTTATCCATGAATTCCTGAGTGGACGTTATCATGAAAGAAGACTCACGCCCGCAGCTTATCGCGTTCTTCTGGATATCGCCAGTGGTGTTCCGAGCAATATCTCAAGGGCCAAGTTGCAGCTAAAATATAAATCCTGGTATAACCTCAAGGGAAATGCCTTTGTCAAACTCGGGATTAAAAATACAGTTGTATTTATGCGGGCGATTCATGTCTGGCATAGCGTCTGTCACCAGGTTATGCCTCAAACCCCAGTCTGCACAGCGACGCACTCCCACCTATATCTCGTTAGCTCAGCAACAGGGCCTTATTAGTACCAGTCGCCTATAGCAACCAATCGAGAAGGAAAAAACAGGTTTGCACCGAAAATTTATGATTTTGAAACAGAGGCATGGTGATCTGCTTAGAGTAAGCGGTAATGTGGGGCGTAGAAAGACTGAAAGGAGTTGCGCAAAGAGTGAATTTTGGGGGCATATTTGGGGGCAAATTCGTGTTGGGGGCATGATTCGGGGCGCAAAAATGGCCTTTATTGTCCGATAATGTCCGAATTGAAATTATTATAAGTGGCTGATACGCAATTAAATTATTGTATTTCAAGCGACTGCATTTTTAAGCATACAGTCTAACGCTGATTATGTTGTTGTGGGGATAAACATTGAGTAAACCGGGGAAAAGCATCCCCCTTTTCGGGCGAAAAGGGGGAGAGGGGCGTTACTTCAGCTCGTCGACCATGGTGATGGCGCGGCCAAT